TGTATATATGCCATTTGCAACGCATCAGGAATATGAGGATGCCATTGCATCAATGGAGGAAAGCAAAGCGGAAATGTATGATGATTATCCACAAACCGCAACCAACAACGCAAAGCGAATGATTGAGTGGCGGGAAAAGTATGGAAGGGATGTTGTAAAAGGCGGAACAGAAGTGGGATGGCAACGTGCCAATCAACTTGCAAAGCGTGAAGCCATCAGTGCTGATGTAGTTTCAAGGATGGCACAATTCAACAGGCATCGTGACAATGCAACCATTGCAGATGAGTACAAGGATGAGCCATGGAAAGATCGTGGATTCGTTGCTTGGAACTTATGGGGTGGCACTGCGGGTGTAGATTGGGCAATCGAAAAAATGGAGGAATTGCGCAATGGCTAAAATGAGAATGATTGAATTGGTTATTGAAAAGCCAAAAAAGAAACGCAAAGGAGTGCATTCAAAGAACGCATCCAAAGGGCAAAAAGGGTACAAAAAAAAGAAACGTGGTCAAGGTAAAAAAAGATAGTAATGACTGAAATATCTAAACAAACGAAATTCACATTGTCAATTGAAACAATCATTGCATCTGCGGTTGTACTATTCACTGCAACTGCATTTTATTTTGATTTAAAGGCACAAGTAAAAGAGGCAATGGAACAACCTGCTCCAGTGATTTCACGTGCTGAATATGATTTGAAAGATAATGCCATCCGCAGCGAAATAATGAGCAACAGGCAACTCATTGAAAAGAATTTTGAAAAACTTGAAACCATTGAAGCAAGATTGTACGAATTGAAAACAAATTAAAATGAGAACTTTTATTTTGATATTGGCTTTGTTGTTTTCACCATCAAGCGTGAATCCAAATCCAATTGAAAATAAAGGTATCACAGTGATGCAAATCAATGCTAAATGGAACAAACAAAACAACATCAATCTTGAAAATTTGATTGGTTGCAGAGTTCAATTTGCTTGGCTTGAGGATCAACCTCAATCGCTTAAAAAAGCAATTCAAACAGTTCCAATTGTTGTGATATATGATGGCAACAAACCAGTAAAGCAATGGAGTGCGGATTTGTCATTCAAGTTGGAAGTTGATTTGAATGAAATACAAAAAACAATTAACTCAATAAGATAGTAATGCCAACACAAAAGAATGGCATCCTTTCAAAACAAGTGAAAGCCAATTGGCAGGGTGCATTTGAAAACGAAATGCGCAAAGCGGAAAAGGCAATCATCGGATCGGTGCAAAGGTTTTATCAATCGGAATATGAAAAGGGTGTTGATGCTTTTCTGCAACAAGGCACAATTGATGTGCAAGGGATATTCAAAGCGGAGGGTTTCAAAAAAATATATCAGCAACTTTATGTAAAAACTGGAATGAGGTTTGCCAATTGGTATGCAAGGAACTTTGATCGTTTTTTAAAAAAAGGAATTAACCCAAATCAATTTCAATCGGAATGGCAAAACCTATTCGGACAATTCGCTCAACAAAATGCAGGTGCAAAGATTGTACTTGCAAGGAACTGCAAAGAAAACAATGCAGCGGATATTACGTGCCAATATGCAAGATTCTGCATTTGCAGCACTCGGAGCAAGACAAAAGCGTGATGTGATATTGCGCCAAACAAACTTATATTCAAGGAATCAAGCACTCCGATTGGTGCGTACTGAAACAACCAATGCTGCTAATTATGGCACATTGCAATCCGCAACAACTATATTTCCCGCACAACAAATGATGAAACAATGGGTTTCGGGCAATGATGGGCGGACACGCTCCATTCCTCCAAATGATTTTGATCACGTTGTGATGAATGGTGTGCAAGTTAAATTTGAGGAAACATTCAGCGTTCAAGGGCAACAAATGCGACATCCTGCGGATTCATCGTTGGGTGCATCAGCGGGAAATGTTGTGAATTGTAGATGCAGCGTGTTTCCATTCCCAATGGAGGAGGCACAAGCAATTGGTGAGTTTGAAAGTATTGGATTCGGTTTGAGCGGTGTTGCGGTGCAACAAATCTTGAATGATGAATAATAACTATATTTGTACAAAATTGACTTAATATGGCAATGATATACAAGGCATCACCAATGGGTGAAATTGCTGACATCGATGAAAAAATGGGAATCGTTAAAGGATACGGATCTTATTTTGGCAATAAGGATTCCGATGGGGATGTGATTACAAAAGGAGCGTATCAAAAAACCATTCAGGAAAATGCTTTGCGTGTGCGTTACTTATGGCAACACAAAATGGATAAACCCATTGGAAAAATAAAAGAACTTTATGAGGATGACAAAGGATTGATGTTTGTCGCTGAAATACCAAAAACAACACTTGGCAATGATGCGCTTGAACTTATGAAAGCGGGAATTGTCACTGAAAATTCAGTTGGCATTTTGCCAATACAAAAACAAATGAAGGATGATTATCGTGAAATTACGGAGGTCAAACTTTATGAAATATCCGCAGTTACTTTAGCAGCCAATGATCAAGCAAAGATCCTTGATGTGAAAGGGAAAGTGGATATTGAAAACGAATTCAAGCGTTTCGATGCATTGGCAAAACTTATCCGCAAGGGAAAGATTTCCGATGAAATGGGATACGCTATTGAAGCCGAAATACTTAAATTAAAATCATTTTTTATTGATTTCACAAAGCCGACTGATGAAGTCACTTTGCCGAAAAAAGATGATGCGATTGAAGTGTTTTCTTATTTATCAAATAAATTTAATTAACAACCTTTAAAATTTTCAAAAATGAATGAAAATACAAAAGCGCAACTTGATCAACTTGGCGATTTAATCGATGCCAAACTTGAAAAGGCGCAAGGACAAGCGGTTGAATCCGCAACTGGTAAAGCTGATGAAATGCTAAAAAGCGAAATCAGCAACCTAACAACACAATTCAACGAGCGTATGGATGCAATGGAAGTTGCAAACAAAAAATCGTTTGAAGTTAGCAACAACGTATCTTTCAAAGGTGCTTTAACAAATGCCATCAATGATGGTGCTATTGAAGCAATCGCAAAAGGAAACGCAAGATCTGCATCATTTGAAGTGAAGGCGGATATGACTATCGCAGCCGATTTCACTGGTGAGGTGATTCCAGCGGATAGAGTTGCAGGATACAAATTCGATCCAACACGTTCAACTCACATAAGAAACTTGATTCCACAAGGATCAACTTCATCTGATGTTGTACGTTTTGTGAAAGAATCTGGATATTCAAATGGTGCTGCTGCAACTGCTGAAGGTGGTGCAATTGCACAATCTGATTTCGATTTCACTGCATCTGATGCAAACGTTCGCAAGATTGCAACGTATTTCCGCATCAGTGAGGAAATGTTGGCGGATACTCCACAACTGACATCTTATCTTTCTGCTCGTGCGCCTGAAAAATTACTTTCAGTTGAGGATACACAAATCCTTTCAGGTGATGGATCTGCTCCAAACTTGAGCGGAATCATAACTGATGCAGCTGATTTTGATGTTTCATCTGGCGGTGCATTTTACCAATCAGTTGAGGCAGCGAATGAATTCGATGTTCTTATAGCTGCTCTTAACCAATTGGCATTGGGCAACTATGATGCGGATTACATTATGCTACATCCAACAGATTTCCACAAAATCCTTTTATTGAAAGATAGCAACAATAGCTATTTGAAAGATCAGGTTTACGCTGGATTACAACCTGCATTTATGGGTGTTCCAGTTGTGGTGAATACTGCAATCACTGCGGGAACTTTCCTATGTGGAAACTTCGGTGTTGGTACTCAACTTTGGGTGCGTGACAACGTTGGTGTTGAATTCTTCAGAGAAGATGGCACAAACGTACGTGATGGATTCGTAACCGTAAGAGTATCGGAGCGTGTTGCATTGACAAACTATTTGCCAAATGCATTCGTTAATGGTACATTCTCAACTGCAAAAGCTGCACTTGAAACTCCCTAATCAATAGGGCATTACAACCAACAAAAGGGGTGGGCATATTCGTTCACCTCTTTTTTTTTGCATTTTTTTTGATATTTGTTTGGTGGGAAAGAATTTTTTCCTATATTTGTACCAACAAAACGAAACAGATATGAACAATTTTCAAAGTATTACCGATAATAAATTAAGAAAGGATTTAATTTCAATAGCACAATCAATGCAAGGGCATCATTTAGCAAGATTAGCGATGATGATGGCGGAGGAAAGAGGCATTGATTTGAGCTATGAGGACGCATTAAAACTTTAATAAAATAAACGGGGAGGGCAACCTCCCCATAAAACTTGAAACAATGAAACGTAAGATAGAAAACTTTATTTTTGACACAATTATATATGTTGCTGCATTTGGATTGGTATGCACATTTTGCCAACTATGCGCTCACGCTGATAAATGGATGGGATTATGAAAAACAAGGAAACAAAAATCAACAAGGCATTGTTGGGGTGGCTTTTCTTTTTAGTTGGCATCCGCACAATTTATCTTTTCAATGATGTATTCACTGGCATATTTACAATCCTGATTGGGTTTACAATGATGCTCACAAAAAAAGAATCATGAAACATTTGACCGCAGATTATAAAAGATACTTGCAACTGTTGGATGCAAAGGAATTCAGCCGATTGCCATTATCAAGGCAATTGATGGTACTCAAGGAATTGAATGAACTTGAGGAAAAAATTGCACGTGAATCGTGTGATGAGTAGATAGTTTTGTTTTATTATTGTTTGATTGAAAAGGGGTTTCCAATTGGTTTCCCCTTTTTTTTGTACTTTTATTTTGTGGATGCTAATCAACGGGGTTGCTTTGCTGAATATAAGTTTGGCACAATAGCAATGGAAAATGGATTCAATGTTTCAATGCCTTTGCTTGATGCATCACCTTATGATGCCATAATTGAAAAGGATGGCAAAGTGTTCAAAATACAAATCAAATCGGTTTCCGCTGATCGTAAAAAAAACCAAAACAACATTCATATTTCACTCACACGTAATGGAAAGGGTTATCCAAAAAAGTACGTTGATTATTTCGCCATCTATTTTGTTGAATATGATGGCTTTTTTATTATTAAGAATAAAGAACAAAAAGCAATTCGATTGGGCATTGATGGTATTTACAAAAAAAATTTCCGTAACTTCGCATCAATTCTTTAACGAGTTTTTTTTCTGTTTCAACTTAAAAGGAGGCGCAATCAATGTGCCTCTTTTTTTTTAACTTTACACAAATTAAAAGAAATGAGGCAAATCAAAATCAATTCCACAACTGGAAGTGAAATCATCACAACACAAGATGTGAAAGATTACGCACGTATTGATACATCAGCGGATGATACACTTATCGGGTTGATGATTGAAACCGCACGAATATGGTGTGAGAATTATATTTCAAGGGATATCGTGGCAAAAAATCGCACATACTATGTGGATACAACAGAAACAGGATTGATCGACATTCCTTTTGCTCCAGTGGCATCCATTTCAAGCGTTACAATCAATGATATTGCTGCAACGTACACAATACTCGGTTTGGACAATGAAACCATTGAATTGGATGGCGGTGCTGCGGAAAAGGTGAAAATCACCTACATCACAAGTGGCATCAACAATGCGCTTATGAAACAAGCAATGCTCCAAACAATTTCAACGTATTATGACAATCGTGCGGATTTTGTTCAAGGTGCAAACGTGCATTTGATTCCAACTGATGCCAAAACAATACTCACATCTTACAAATCAATGTTTGTATAATGGATGCAGGTCGCTTAAATAAAAGGATTAAAATACTGCGCTTGACAAAAACCGCAGATGGATTCGGTGGGTTTACAAGTTCCGAAACCATTGTTCACACATTTTGGTGTTCATACAAGGAAAATTCAGGCGAAATAACGCAAGAAAACGGAATTCGGGAGCAACGCACCGCAATTGAAATAATAATGCGGGAAAAGGCAGCAAATCAAATCCTTTTGAGTGATGTATTGGAACTTGAATCATCGGGTGAAAAATACCGCATCAATGACAAATTTGATTCCACGATTGATCAGTACACAACAATCAAAGCGGTTACGATATGAAAGCGGGAATAAAAATCAACCAATCGGATTTGGCAAAGTTGAATAAAAAACTTGCACAATTACAAAAGTTTTCAAAACAGGAACTTTCAAGTGAAATTGGAAGGGGTGCGCAAGAAATTGTTGGAAGGGCAAAACAATCCGCTCCTTATGATAACGGCAACTTGCGTGGGAGCATAAGTTCAGAGGCATCTGGAAAAGGTGTTGCGGTCATTGCTGATGCTGAATATGCGCCTTATGTTGAGTTTGGAACGGGATCAAAAGTGAGTTTGACTGATATGAAGGAACTTGGCATTCCTGATTCGTATGCAGCACAATTCAAAGGCAAAGGATTTACTGGAAAAATTCCAGTTGAGGTTGAAAAAAACAAATGGAGGATGGTGCAATTTCCAATCAATCTTTCACCACGACCATTTTTCTTTTCATCTGCAAGAGTTGGTTTCAATAATATGCTTAAACGAGTGGATAAAAAACTTAAAAAACTATTATGAAAGATCCGATTCGATTTGTTAGAAAAGCCATTTTAACCGCTTTAACGGGCAACATAAGTAATGGCGGGAGTATTGTGCCAATTTATGGCAGAGTGCCATCAAATGCAACGTATCCATTCGTGAGGGTGTATTCCCTTTCATCGGGTGAAACGAATCAAAATCGTGATTCATTCAACAGTGAGGTGATTACAAGGATTGAAGTGGTCACAAGATTCCAATCGGATAATGGTGGGGAACTGCAATGCAATGCCATTGTTTCGGATTGCCTTGAGTTGGTACGCACACGCTCCGCAGGATACTTTGATCTTGCATCTGATGGATTCAATGTGTACACATCGGAAAATGAAGGCATTCAGTATATTGAACAAGATTTGAGTGATCACACATATTTCAGGGCAATCATTGAATTGTCAAACAAAATTCAACAACTATAAAAATGGCTAATAATTTAAGATTTACACACATATATCAAAAAGCAACACTCGGACAATTTGGTTGCAGGGTTTTGGAAACTGGGGATTCAACTCCAGTTGGTGAATTTTATCACACAATACGACCGTTGAAAAACTCATCATTCACTGCGGACAATAACACAACGGGTGGTGATAGTTCAATCACAATCACAAATGTTGAAGCAGCGTGTGATATTGTTGGGCATTTTGACAATGTTAGTTGCTCACATGGAAAAGTTATTTGTTACTTAATATGAAGCATTTTAAAATTAGCGAATTTGATTCACCTGATGAAATTGGGAGCGGTGAACGTATGGATACTGATGTGTTGAAAATGATTGATCAGGCACGTGAATTGTTTGGCAAACCAATACGCATCAATTCAGGGGTACGCACAAAAAAAAGGAATGAAATGGCTGGGGGAACAAAAACATCAAGCCATTTGAAAGGTTACGCAATTGATGTTAGTTGCGATAATTCAGCGGATCGATTTCGTTTGATTGAAGTTTTGATGCTTGTTGGATTCAATAGATTAGGGATTGCCAAAACGTTTATTCACGTTGATAATGATCCCGATAAAAGTAAGAATGTTATTTGGGTGTACTAATGAAAACACTGTTCGCAAAATTATTGGGATTGAATAATGGTGGCAAATCATCACTTGGTGAATTTGCAAAGGATTTGCGTGAAGCAATCAAAGGCAAAGAAATTGATCCCGATAAAATGATGGAACTTGTAAAGGTGCAAAGTGAAATCAACAAAATGGAGGCACAACATCGGAACATATTTGTTGCGGGTTGGCGACCATTCATTGGTTGGATTTGTGGAGCTGCACTTTTGTACAACTTCATCATTCGTGATTTAATTGCGTGGGTTTCACCTGATGTGATGCCTCCTGCAATTCAGATGGATCAACTAATCACCATACTATTGGGGATGCTTGGTTTGGGTGGATTGCGTACCTTTGAAAAAATAAAAGATAAAACGAAATAAATGGGAGTAAAAGATACTGCAAATTTGGCGATGATTCCCGCAGCGTATGCGGAGGATAAAGTTTATTCCGTTGTGCCATCCGATGGTGATGGGGATTTCACATTCACACGAAGTGGATCAGGCACACGCATCAACAAGGGCGGATACATTGAAACAATGGCGGAAAACGTGCCTCGTTTGAATTATCGTTTAGATGCTGATGGAAACCCAAAGGGATGCCCTGAATTACTTTTGGAGGAATCAAGAACAAATTTATTTACAAACAGTAATAGCTTCACTTCTGGCAATTGGTTTAAGTCAGGCGCAACAGTGTTGGCAAATCAAACGATTTCACCAACGGGTGAAAATAACGCATCATTATTAACCGCAACAGTTGATAATGGCTTATTGGCTGAATTTAATGAATGGACAAGCACACAAAGAACTGCATCTTTTTTCGCTAAAAAAAATGCTTCAAGTATTGTTGAAATATACAATGCCTCAAGTCCAGGAAATTTCGTGCGTTATGACTTAGAAAATGGCGCAATACTTTCAAATGGTGGCGCAATGACAGGTGAAATGCAAAACTATGGCAATGGTTGGTATAGATTGATTGCAACACATTCCATTGCATCTGGAACAAACACTTTTGGTTTTAGAATAACAAACGCAGGAACTATATATATTTTTGGCGCACAAATTGAGGAGGCATCAACAGTTTCATCGTATATTCCAACAGAGGCATCAGCTATCACACGCAACGTTGATTCCTCATACAATCAACCATTCGGGGATTTAGCAAGTGATTATCCTATCACTGTTTATTGGAAAGGGCGCATCACAAATTATAATGGTTTCAATTCCGCATTTAGTATTTACAAAAATGGCTCATCAGGCGAATTTTTGATTGTATCTTTTAATACATCAAGTCAAATTTTGGTTAGAAGGGCAATAAGTGGAAGTGAAGATATTGATTACATTTCCCACACAACACAAATAGGTGATGTGAAAAAAATTGCAATTAAATTCATAAGCGCAACAACTTTAAAATTGTACATTGATGGAATTGAAATCTTTAATGAAAGTTCGGGAACATCAAAACCTTGGGATTTTAATTCAGTTTTGATTGGGCAATTAAGGGTTTCAGCAGATATAGGCAAAAGGAATCCCGCTGATGAATTATTTGTGTGGAATAAAGCACTAACCGATGCGGAAATGGTTGATGTTACTTCTTATAATACATTTGCGGAAATGGCAACAGGGCAACAATTTACAATACAATAAAAATGGCAGATCCAAAATTAAAATTAGGCAATGATATCTGGGCAACAAAACAAAAAAGTTTGTTGGCATATAACGATGAGGGTGGCAATTTTAAAAGTTTGCCATTTCAAGTTGATAGGATTTCGGGCGGAA